AATTCGGTTATCGTAGGTTCAAGTCCTACCTGGTGTACTATACATCTGTAACTCAGTTGGTTAGAGTACCTGCCTTATATGCAGAGAGCCGAAGGTTCAAGTCCTTCCAGATGTACTAAAAAATTAAATAGAGTATTGCGGATGTTGCATATTGGTAGTGCCTCTGCCTTCCAAGCAGAAGGGGTGAGTTCGATTCTCATCATCCGCTCCATTTCCCACTCGTCCAACGGCAGGACATCGCCCTTTGGAGGCGAGAATCGTGGTTCGAATCCATGGTGGGAAGCACCATGGGCCTAAAGCATTAAAGTGATGCTCAGGACTTTTAATCCTGAGAAGAAGGAGCATTACCTTCTAGGCCTACAATGTCTTCATCGTCTAGTGGCCTAGGACTCTACCCTTTCACGGTAGCAACACGGGTTCGAATCCCGTTGGAGATACCATACCTCTGTAACTCAGTGGAAGAGTGACACCCTTCTAAGGTGTAGGTCGCAGGTTCGAATCCTGCCAGGGGTACTTAGATAAATAAATATCGGCCATCATACTTTCTTCTAAAGCAAAACCAATGACATGCCAATCTTTATTTTGATCTAAAAATTCATTTGTTGCAAGAATAACCCCATATCTTTCATCTTCAACATATCTAACATAGTCATTGATCGCAATAATTCCACCATCTTTTAATAGTTTACTTGCATTGTTGATATCTTTAGAAACATTTTCATATGAATGAAAAGCATCAATATATATCATATCAAATTTAATGTTTGTTTTAATTAAATCTTGTAATACTATTAATGAGTCACCTTGTATTAATTTTACATTTTTATATTTTTTAAATCTTTTTTTAACAAAATCATAGTGTTCATCTTTATAAAATCTTATATTTCTATTTGGATTGGCAAATATTGCATCATCTTGTTGATATGTATCTACTAAAGTTAATGTTTTAGGCGATATTGAATTAATAATATGAAAAGAATAATCTCCAGCACCAACTCCTACTTCCATGATGTCTAAATCTTTATCTAAAGATAGTACCCAATCCCAGCGATTGCTATATATTTTTGCTCCATCGAGTTGATTTTGATTTATATGAACATATTTTTTCATATAAAAAGTATATCACATAATGGTATAATTAAAATATGAATGATAAATATAAAAATGTAAAATCATTGTTTCCAGATGCTAAATATAAAGATGGAAAATATCCATATTTCTTTGAACATCACGATCAATACCTTGTTGAAGATAAGTTTACACAAAAATATGGAACTGGTGTAGATAATATACGTGTTATAGATAGTTTTTTTAGTAAAGAAGAATGTATTGAGGCAATAGATTTAATCAAAAATTTTGATGTAAATGAAACCAGAGATCATTGTTATCCAGTTCACATGGCTCCAGGTTATGAAAAAAATAAAATAAAAAATAAATACCAAGAATACATAAAAAATCTTGGACCAAAAATGATTTCTGCTGCTGAAAAAACATGGAATGAAAAATTAATTCAACATGAGCAATGCTCTTTAATGATTCATCCAGTAGGTTCATATCTTGATCCACACACAGATATATTGGACATTATTTATGAAAATAATGATCCAAGTCGTGATGAAGGTATGTCTTATGATGAACAACTAAAAACATTTCCAAATCTTTGGAGTGGGCATTTATCTATTTTAATCTATTTAAATGATGACTATTCTAGGGGAGAGTTATACTTTCCTAGTCATGACTATTGGATTAAACCTAAAAGTGGAGACATTATAACTTTTCCTGGAAGTTTGTATTATACTCATGGTGTGACTGCAATAGAAGGAGAAATTCTTAGATATACCGCTTCTCAATGGGCACTATTTGATTTTATGAAAAGATAAAAAATAAATTATGCCAAAAAAACCTGTAAGATCAAATAGTTTAAATATATATAAAGATGACGAAATTGAAAGCACAATTCCAATATCTCAAGATCAATTAAATAATGCAAAACTCTATTCATCAAGAGAGGAATATGCTAAAACTCTTAATAAGGGCATAAAGTACTTAGAGTTAGGTGTTGCTTGGGGATATTCTGCAAAGATGTTTATAGACGCCTCTGAGGCCTCTGAAGCCCTATTGGTTGATCTATATAACCAAGACTTAAAGTGTTGGTCATGGAGAAAGTTTGGATCTTGTCAATGTGATGGACTCAAACATGAACTTTTATATACACCAGAAACTCATCAAATTTATATTATTGATAAGTTTAGTTATCATCCAAAAGTAGCAACTATGAAGGGTAATGCAGCAAATATATTATCTATATTAAATAATAAATATGATTTTATTTATATTGATATTGTTAATGAAAGAAATGAAACTAAAAAAGTTTTATCTCTTAGTTCAAACCTTGTTCCAATTGGTGGAATCATAGGATTAAATGATTATGTCATTTATGATGGAATTATTGAAGATAAACCATACGGAACATATCAAACAGTTAACGAATTTTTGCACATAAATAAAAACTGGCATGTCGATGGTTTGGCTCTTCATCAAATGGGATTTTATGATATTTATATAAAAAGGATTTACTAAAATGAAATCAAAAGATACAAATAAAGATTTTATTTTTAAAAAACAATCAATGGATTCTTTAAAACTATCACAATTTGATAAGACTTGGGCAGAAAATAAAGAACAATATTATAAATATAACTATAAATATTTAAATGAATATCATTATTTAGATCAAATACCAGTTGAATCATTAAATAAAGAAAAACTTTGGGAAGTTGAATATAGATATAACAAAGATTGGTTTAGATCAGACAACTTCATTAAAAATCATAAAGGAATACATATATTATTTGCTGGTTGCTCTTATACTGAAGGTGTTGGAGAAAATATTGAGCATAATTGGAGTAATGTACTTTATTCAAAAATAAACAAAGATTATGAAACATCTGGTTATTTTAATATTGCAAAATCTGGTTTTGGATCTCATAAAATAATAACTAATACTATAGAATATATTAAAAATTATGGAAATCCAGATATTATTTTTATCTTTCATCCCAATATACTTCGATTTTTTAATTGGGATAATGATAAATTAAAATGGAATTATATACAAAAATATCCTTCTTTTAAAAAAAATGATAAAAACTCTGCAACAAAAGAAGAATATGTAAACTTTTTTGCAAATTGGTCTATCAGTTGGATGTTATTTTTAGAATATTTAAAATCTAATAATATAAAAGTGGTTTGGTCTTGTTGGGATCCATCCGACAATGAAAACATAATAAACTTTGATAAAATAAATAATGAATATGTTGATTCAAATATTGATGAATCATTAATTACTTCAATTATTAAAGACAATAAGCCAACCAAAAGGGACTTATCAGCAAGAGATGGACATCCTGGTATAATAAGTAATAAAATCTGGGCAGAAAAATTTTACAACAAAACTTTGGAGATGAGCATATTATATGATTATAAAAATTATAAAAAAAATAATTAATAAAAGAAGAACAAAGAAAGTTTTAAATAAAATTAAAAAAGAAAATCATTGGATTTATTGATGAAAATTTTGTTGTTTACTTATCCTAGATCTGGTCAACATTTATTAAAAGCACATATGGAACAAAAACTTGATGACATATCTATACATACAACTCACTTATTAACATGTAAAGATTATGATTATATTATTACAATTTTAAGAGATCCAATTAAATCAGTTGGTTCTTTTGTTGCTATGAATTGCTACTTTGATAAAAATATTACAGAAAAAGATGAAGAAAAAATAATACAATATTCAAATTGGGCAAAGTTAAAATATATAGCAACATATGAAGAAATGATAAAAGAGTGTGATCTATTTGTCTTATATGATGAACTTGTTAGTGATCCAAATAATGTAATAAAAAAAATTGCAAAAAGCCTTGATATTAAAATAAAAGATATTAATTTTAACCAATCAGTTATTGTTGATAAACCATCAAATAAGCATTTAGTTTCTAGTAAAAATACAAAATACTATGATTTATCTTTAGAGTTAGTTGCAAAAAACAATACGGATGCAGTGTACAATGTATTTAATTTAGCATATGGAAAATCTTTATAATGAAATCTGCGATTATATCAACATATCCTAGGTCTGGTAAAACATATTTTACATATTGTTTTAATTTAAATTTTTTAGAAGAAATACCCTATACTCACTTATACACTGAACAAGAATCAGTTTTAGATATGTATGATGAAGTTATTACAATAGTCAGAAATCCAAAAGATGCAATCGTATCTTTTATTACAATGGAAATATACTATTTTGACTCTATAAAAAAAATATATGAAGAAGATAAAGACCTTTTTGTTAAAGAATATATTCAAAATAGAATTGAGGAATACTATAGTTTTCATCAGACAATGCTTAAAAGAGCAACAATGATAATTGATTTTGAATATTTAAAAAATAATCCATCATCAGTAATGATAGATGTTGGTAAAAAACTTAATATAGAATTAAAAAATAATATTTTTAAAGATTTAGTTATTGATAATAAAAAGTTAAAATTTTTAAAAACTTCTAAAAGTTCTAATATTTATAATGATATAGAATTTATAGTTTCTAACATGAATTTAGAAAAATGTTTAAATATTTATAAACTTTTATTAAATAAAAGATAATTCATTTGTATCTTTATTAAAAGATTTATATTTTTCAAAATCAGCACCAGAAGAAACTATAGATGTAAGACCACGCAGAACTCTTCCTTCTAAAAATTTTATTAATTCTGTATATGTTCCAAGAATTACCTCTTGTGTTTCCAAAGAAAGATCTATGCATAGTGATGCCTGCCTATTTTCACCAAATGCATTTAGCATTAAATTTAAAAGTTTTTTAATTTGTACGTGTCTATCTATTACTATTAATGTTAAGTTTAATTCTTTAACGCTATTCAAAGTTTCTAAAATTTCTTCAGTTTTTTGATTATATGTTTCAAAAACAACAAATCCTTTGCTGTAGTAGTTAAGTCCACTTGTTGCATGCAATGTTTGTGCAATTCCTGGACCAGGTATAACCATAACATTTACATCATTTAAACGAAGCCTATTAATTAATCCAGAACCTGGATCAGCAAGTCCTGGTAAACCTCTTTCAACCATAAAAAGAATTGTTTTACCGTTTAATAAATACTCAAATATTTTTTTATCATCTAGATCTTGATATGTTTTTCCATTATATTCAAATATTTCTGCATTTGTTGAGTACCCAAGTTCTTGAAAATTTGATAAAAGTTTTGTTGGATTTTCAGAAATTATATAATCTGCTTTTGAAAAAATTTCTCCAGTACGTCTTGGTATATCTTGAACGTTACCAATATGGTTTGCAGAAACAAAAAATTTTCCAGAATACATTACTTTTTCTTTTCTTGTATTTTGTGTTTTACTGTATACTCTTCAATTTTTGATTTAATTCTTCCATCTTTATATAATCTAACAATCCATCCATCTTTAATTTGAACTGGATTAAAAGCATGTGATTTTTTCTTTGGCATATCTACTCCTTAGTTTTCCATTAAGTATATCATAAAATTAAATTGGCATGTTGCCATTTTTAATATCAATTACTATTGTTATTTGATCTCTTATATCTCTAGTAGAATCATTAAAATATTTTTTTAAAAATTCTACAGTTCCTCTGACTACCTTTTCATTTTTAGTTGTAAGATTGTAGCATAAAGAAGCCTTTCTATCTTTTTCAAATATTACACATAATTCATCTAATAATTCTGGTATTTCATTTGACAAAGTATTATTTTGACCATCATTTACAGAATTTCTTAAAACTAAAATCATAGGGACATGCAAATTTTTTCTATTAATAAGAAAGTTTTTTCTAATATTTTTTTCTCTTGGCAAAAATGAATCAAATAAAAAATTGTGACCAGTTCCAGTTACTGTAGATGCAGCAATAGCAATAGATGGTCCAGGAGTAGATAATACATCTATGCTATTTTCAATTGCTTTTCTTATTACATCTTGTCCTGGATCAGCAACCCCTGGCATCCCTTCATCTGAAACAATATATATATCCTCTCCATTATTCAATAATTCTAAAATTTGTTTGATTCTTTCAAATTCATAAAATTTTCCACCTTCAACGGCTTCTATAGATATAATATTTAGATCATTTCTATTTATATTTATTTTTTTTAAAAAATTAATAAAATTTATTTCATTTTCAGTTACAATATTTTTAGCAACTTTTAAATATTCTTCAGTTCTATAAGAAATATCTTTTAAATTTCCAATTGGAAGTCCAACAACATACAAATTACCTTTTTTATTTTTAAACATTTATTGGCTCTTCATTGTTGTTTATACCAACATTATCCATTAAAAATTTAGCACGTTCTTGAAGTATTTTATCTTGATCTTTGTCATAAGGCAAAGGATCAACATACTCTAAATGACAAAAAATCATATCAATTTTAGAATTTTTTAATAATTCTTTTTTTTCTCTCCAATGTATTTGTTGTGTACCAGCAAAAATTAATGCTTCATTGTTATTTAAAAAATATTTTTCATTTTCTACTACAATTGCCCACGGCTCATCTGCATTTAATTGAATATCAAAAGTTATTCTTTGTGTATCTCTGGTATCATAATGAGGAAATAGTTTACAGTTAAATCCATATTCGCTAGAATATCTAGCAAAAGAGTAATCTCCATTAAGTTTTACTGAATTACCTAAAACATTTTGTGCTGCTTTTGTTATTGCATCTTGTATTTCTTTTGGAAAAGAAGCATCCCATGCTCTATGTCCAGCCCACTTTTGTAAACGTGTTTTTTCTATTGGGGTATTGTTTACTATAGAATAAATTGTTTGAATTTGTTGATCAGTAAAAATGTTATAGGCTTTTTTAACAACAAAGTCTTCATTAAAAATTTTTCCACTTTGTTTTTTTAAATCATTATATTTTAATAAATAACTCATAAGAAAATTATATCATTTACAAATCATAATATTAAATAGAAAATCTGTTTTTTGTTTTGTACTTTGAATATTCTTTTCCAAAATCAGAAAACAATGCTTTGTCTTTTTCACGGTTAACAATAGATCTTGACCAAGAGAAGCCTGCATCTCCACCCCATGCAAGCCACATGATATATCCATTAGATGGGTTTGCTGAGTTACCCCAGTCTTTACCCTTCTTGTCTACTTCATGGCGTGAGAAGTATGAATACATTCTCTTAACAGTACTAAGAGATAATGATTCTCCTCTTGCTAACTGCCCTGCACGAGTCCAGCCAACCGCAGTTCCTGCACCGTTAGCCTTTCCATCTTCCTTAAACTTAATTGCTCTACGAGCAGCAGATCTTGCTCCTGCTGGTGGTGAGTATCCTTCAGCCTTAGACATCTTTTTTGTATCTTGATAGTCTTCTAAACTAATGTTTGGCATGTTAATTCTATTTATATCAGACATCAAAGCACCAATAGAGTAAGGTGTGTAGTAGTATGTTCCATCTTCTTCTTCAAGCATTCTAACTGCAACTGCTGGATTATCTGGAGTAGACTCAACAGAATAAGGATTTCCTGGCTGACCATATGTTCCGCCTTCAAGCATAACATGCTCTACTTGACCAACAACTGGACCTTCAGTTGTCATTGCAATAACAAAATCTCCTTCAACTATTGGTGCATCCATTTTTGTTACTGGAATACAATTAGGAACCATTCTGCCATTATCTCCTGGCTTCATACCTCTTTGTGTATATCCTTCCCAACAAGGATCTGCTTTACCAATTTGTGCATCATACATAGCCATTTGAGTTTCTGCATCCAATCCCCCGCTGCATTCAGGACAAGATGAACATGGAATGTTTTGCTCTATGCACATTTCACACTCACACTTTTGATAAGTGTTAGTTGGCATTATTGGATTTTCTGGAAGCGGTGCATCTGCCTTCATTTCTGACATATCATTTTTTTCTGGTATTGGATTTGCACACACTGGACAATCTGGGCAATCTACATTCATCTCTTTGCAAGTTTCACAACCGCATCCTTGATATGTTGATGGAGCAATAATTTCTGCAGTAATTGATTTACCAATTGCAAATGCAGAACCAGACCAAATTCTTACACCAGGCTTATTATGTATTCCAGGCCCTGTTGGTCTTGATTGATTTAACATGTATTGTGGTTTCTTCATACCTACTCCTGGATTAATATTAGATGATGGGTTTGCTGGTGTTGGGTTAGTCACTGTTGCGTTATAGGAGACATCCATTGGTGTATCAGACATTAATCCATACCTACTTCTTTTAGTGATGCAGAAAGCATCCAGTGCCATCTCTGATGCATATCCATACGCTCTGCAAAGAAGTTTGCAATTGCATGCTGTCTATTTTGTGTAGCAAGATCAACACCATCGGTAAGTTTAGCAAGAACCATATCATTAGCCATAAGTAAATCTGCAGACATCATCATTGGATCTGAAGTTACATCTGGCTCTCCAACTTCATTTAATACAATAAATCTTGATAGTTTAAATGGTGCATATGTATCTAACTTACGAAGCCATTCTGCATATGTATCTGTTGCTTCATCGTAGTCTGTGTAAATATTTTCAAATAATTCATGGTATTGAAGAAAATCATCCCCTTCTACATTCCAGTGATAGCCATGTGCCTTAAGTTTAAGGGTAATATTGTCTGCAAGTAGAACTTTAAGGGTTTCAATTAATTGATCCATACTTTACATTATAGCACAATATGATATAATATATATACCTGCCCCAAAAGGGGGGAAATTAACTTATTCGCTTGAAAGGGGAATAATATGATGACAACAGCACTGGATCTTTTTAATGATCCATTTTTTAACACCTTCACAAATTTTCAGAAGGTTACAACAACAACAAACTATCCGCCTTATAATCAAGTTAAACTAAATGATAAAGAGTTTATTCTTTCATTCGCTTTGGCTGGATTTTCTAAGAATGATGTTTCAGTATCGCTAGACAATCGCAAACTTACAATCAAGGGCGAAAAACGGGATGCTGAATTGCCAGAGGGTGCAGAGTATCTACATAAGGGCATTGCTGCTCGTAAATTTACTGATATCTTTACTCTTCCTGAGTTTGTTGAGGTAGTTGGGGCTGAATTTAAAGATGGTATACTAGATATCAAACTTGAAAAACAGATTCCACAAGATAAATTACCAAAAACTATTGAAATTCAATAGTATAATTAAATATTCCGTAGATTGATAGTCCTAAAGGATTTATTGAAACGGATGCTCGATAAAAAGAGAGTCAACAGGCTGAAACCCGTGGTTGATAGACCTGAGCAGTTGTCTATAAACTGCTCCCTTATAGTTTTGGAGATTTTGTGATTATATATGATGATAACTTTATAGACAAAACAATTTCTGATGAAGTTTTTAAAATATTAAATAATTCTAATAATTTAAATTGGACAAATATAAATTCAACAAATAACATAAATAATTATCCGAAGTTAAAATTTGATAAAAGATCAATTGCCGAAGATCCACAGTCTGTGCATTCGGCATCATTGCATGATCAACAGTTTTCTTTTATATATGATATTGCAAAAAATTTATTAGATTTTTTTGCTTTAAAAAATAATATAAATGTAAAAAAAATAATTAGAGTAAAATCAAATATAATAGAAAAATCAAACAATAATGAATCAATTCATCCACCACATATTGACATGCATATACCTCATTTTGTTTTTCTTTATTATGTTAATAATTCTGATGGAAATACAATCATATTTAATGAAAAATATTCATCAAAGCAATTGCCAGAGTTAACTGTAGAAAAAGAAATTACTCCAAAGTCTGGATCTGCAGTTATTTTTAATGGCTTGCAATATCATTCCTCTTCTCCTCCAATTAAATCAGATAAAAGGATAGTTATTAATGTTAATTTTATGGGAGATGTTAATCCCTAAAGGCAACAGATATTGCATTTCTTGGACATAAAGTTTCAACACTGTGCTCAATAAATTTTGGAATATAAAGAATGTCTCCAGTATTAACTAAATATTCTGTAATAACTTCATCTTTAAATACTCTCCAAATTGTTGATCCATCACATTGAATATAAAAACCATCTACATCATCAGAATGTCTTGATGGTATAAAGTTATTTGGATCATTTAAATCTAACATATCATTTGGATTCATATTATCAAACTTATTTTTAAAATCTAAAAAATCTTGATCAGTTAATGAGTTATTGTGTATAGATACAAAGTGTAAAATCGACATTACAGCAATTTTTTGCCCTGGATGGATTGATTCAAGATCCTTACAAATATTATCAAAAACTTTTGAATAATCCTCTGAATGGTTTATCGTTAAAGTGGCAAAAGATTGAAATCTTAAGTCTTTATCTTTTGCGGTGTTAAAAATATTAAAAAAATCTTTCCAGTGAATTCTATCATTTACGGCAGAACGTTTTATTATTACACTATTATCTAGTTTTGCCTTTAATATTTCTTCTTTTAAAAATATTTGATTTAACATATTAAAAGTATATCATATTCTGGTATAATTATAATAACAATTGGAGATCAAATGAATCAAGAAAGAATTGATAATTTTAATAATGGCTTTACAGAAGACATAGATGGGAATAAATTTTATTTTGAATCACCTATTCCTGGCGTTCATATTTATAATAACGTTTGGCCAAATTCCATGGAATTTCTTAATGAATTATTAACCAAAGAATTTTGGGAAGAAAATAAAAACAATAAAAATTATCGCAAATGGATAAGAGAAGATTTTTTTGATGACCTACAGTTTACAAAAGAAAATGGTAAAAAGGCTGATACATGTTGGGTATATTCACATCCAGAAGCAAACAAAGAAATTGGTGGACCTCTTAATTCATATTTGTATCATTGGAATTTAGATCCAAAATCTAGAGAAAGTTTAAGAATTACAAGATATACTCCTGGAGAATTTTTTGGATCTCATTCAGATGATACTTTTGCAACACCAAGAACAGTATCAATTGTATACTATCCTAATGATGATTATGAAGGTGGGGAACTTGAATTTATTCATTTTGGAGTTAAAATTAAACCAAAAGCAAATCAACTTTTTATATTCCCATCGTCTTATGCTTATGAACATAAAATTCATGAAATAGGAAAAGGAAATGCAAGGTGGACAATTGTTTCGTTTTTATTTTTTGGAACTATCGAAGAAGCAGACCTTAGAAGAAAAGGCGTAAAGTTTCCATATGAGCCAATATTTAAATCAGTTTTTTAAATAAAAAGAAGGGGCCAAATTAATGACCCCCTCTAATTAATATTTACTACTTAGCAGATTTCTTTGCTGGTGCCTTCTTTGCAGGAGACTTTTTAACTGCTGCCTTCTTTGCAGCAATCTTGTATGCATCAACCAAGCCTGCATCTATAGCATTAACTTCTGGAAGTCTTCCAAAAGCCTTATCATTTGGATTAACTGCTCTCAATGCAACTGGTGCAAGTGCAGCAACCAATGAATAGGCAAGAGTCTTAGGATCTGTAACCCCAGACATATATAGTGCGATTGCAGCACCAAGAACAGAGCGTCCGTATGATGCTAGTAGTGCTTTTGTTTGTTCTGTATTCATTTTATTCCTCCTAGGATATTACGTTTGTTAGTATTGTAAAGCCAATCCATAAACCAATAATTCCTGCGACTCCCGCAAAAACTGGTGGTGCTGGTACTGGCAATTTGAATGCAGCAAATACAATTCCGCATCCAAAACCTGTTAGTGTTGATAAAAGTATATCTTTCATTTTAACCTTCCAATTCATTATAGTGTTGATCACATAGATCAATTATTCTTGTTTCTGAGTTAGCCCATATTCTAGTTGATTCATTTTTACATTTTTCTTCTTCACACACTTGAAAAGCAGAATAAATAAGAGTTTTCCTATCTTTTAATTTAAACATGATTATCTATCTTCTATTGGCAACAATTTTTTTAATTTTTGATAAGATGTAGTCAATTTATCAATAGTTTCTTCAGATATAATAAGTGGTTTATATTTTTCTAAATATTCTATATCTGGTCCAGATGTATCAACAAAATTTTTAATACAGTCTTGGGCAGATTCAATGTATGCAAATGCCCAATCTCTTGATTCAGAAATAAATTTATTAAAGCCATTTAGTTCACCATTTGCAAGGGAATCTAATTTATTTTGTATATATAATTTTTCAATTTTATGTTTTGCTATTTGTTTTTTAAATTTAAATAATTTTATTCTTAAATAAAAATTGCTTGTACCTAAGAATACAAAAACTATAGATACAATTATAATGAAATAAATGTTCACTCTTCTCCGCCCTCCCTAACTAATTGAACTACTGCACCGTGATCTTCTAAAACATTTTTAACTCTAATCATATACTCCACAGCAAGATACTTATCATCAGTGCTCAAAACCATAAAATCTTTTTCTTTTGCTAAAACTGTTAAAAAAAATTCATCGTCAATAATTAATACAGAAAAATTTTTAGGAGGATTTAACGATCTAAATGCTCTTTTCATTTTATCTGTATACATGTTATCTATTATACCCTAAGTGATCAAATTCCCATGCCCATTCTTCTTGTATTTTATCAAGATGTTCTTTTTTAAATACATCTGGATAATGTATTCCTTTTGGTCTATGTGCTTTTTCATATTGATTTATTTTTATTTCTGGAATTTCGTGAATTTTTAAAATTTTGTTAGTTTCATCTTCAATACCATTTTCATATCTAATAAAAGACTCTACTTGTATTTCTAAGTTATTCGACAAAAATAAATTTTTTGTACTTTTCATAAAATTTTCTTTAAAAAAAATGTCTAAGTAATTATTTTTTTCATTTTCATTAATAGAGTTCCAATTAATTTGCTTAAGAACTAATGTATGAAAAAATCTAGAAAGAACAACTTCATATGGATTTCTTATACCAATATAGGCTTTTACATTTGATAAATTTATTTTTTTATTTATTTCTGAATAAGACATTCTGTTTTCAAATCCAGCATAATTTCTTGGCCTGTGCTCAACATGATAAGGTTTAATAGGTGTAACAATTGCATTTTCAGGAACAACTCTAGACAAAACTATTTCTGTTGAAGTGCTACCAACTTTTAAACCTTTTAAAAGCAAAAAATTATGATCTGGAGAATATATCATTATTCACTATCCATTGTTAGATTTTGCCAAGTATTGGACCAATCACTTTTTGTTTTATGTTTATTAAATTCTTTAGAAATTTTTCCATCTTCTAAATAAACGCCACCCCATACACCATATTCTTTTCCAGTAATTCCAACAGCAAAACAATTTTTGTTTATTGGACACTTAGAACATAGATCATCAACTGCATGCCTTAGTGATTCATTATCTTCATATTTTTCAAAAAATATGTTAGTGTCATATTCTAAACATAACGCTTCATCTTTCCATAAATGTCTACTCATTATTAATCTACA